CAACCTGGGCCTGGGCGCCTTCGGTGCTGTGTATCTCAATCCCAATGCTTTTGAGGTCCGCCGCTATGGTGGCCTCCTCCATCCTGCCCCGCCGAAAGAGCCGCAGGATGCGACCAGGGAAGGGCTCGCGGACGGCCCAGCGGAATGACAGCCACAGCCACCGATCACAAGCGTGGCCAAGCTGGCTGGCGCCAAGGTGCGACCTGGGAAGCTCGACCTGGCGCTCGTGGGCGGCGTCAATGGCCGCAGCCACCTCGTCGGGGATTGGGATTGCAGACATTAGGTGGCCTCGGGCTCGGGTTGGACAGGCTTGACCCAGGAGACCTCGCAACCGTGGATGGTGGAATACTTGAAGTCCACCGCGTTAAAGATGTGTTCCTGGAAATCATAGTCCATGCGCTTGTTGGCCCATTCCAGCACGGCCTCGGTCACTTCTTTTTCAGTCAACTTGAGAATCATGATATTTCCTATTCGGTTTGAGTTGGAGCGTGACACCTGCCACGCCCCGTTGCTTTAGATCACTTCGCCCAAGGCGGCGCAGCCTTCGCGCCAGCAGCTGGTGCCGCCGGCTTGCTTGCCGCAGGCATTGCGCTTGCCGCAGGCATTGCCCCGCCAGCGATGGTGGCAAAGTCCTTCACTTCGTTGCCCTCGCCGTATTGCTCACTGCTGGTGATGGCCAACTTGATCTTCAACTGCCCGCCAATGAGCTGGTCGGTGTCGTTGACTTTCGCCAAGCCAATCGCTCGCATCAGGCTGTTCAGCTGCTGGCGCCCAATCTCCTCGGCTTTTGGATTTGGGTTGCTGATGTTCAGGTTCCCGAAGATGGTGCGGCCCTGGTGCGATGGCCCGGTAATGTCGTACTTCAGGCTGATGTATCGGCCAGTGCCGGCCTTGGTGTCTTTGACCGTGGCTTGCGTGATTGCCGCCGTGTACCAACCGGCGGGCAGTGGCTCAAAGCTCTTGCCCATCGGAAGGTCTGCTGCAATGTAGTCTTGTCCAAGAGTAGCCATGATGTTTATTCCTTAGTGATTGAGAATGACGGGCGACCCGCCGTGGTTGTGATCGCGCCCAGGAGAGGGCGTGTGATGGATTCATCGGCAGACTTCCAAGCCGACGAATTGATTTCCGGCTTCCAGCGGAACAGAGAACCAAGATGCTCGGCCAGGCCGGCCTCGGCGGCGATGGCCTGGAGCTTGTCGCTGTCAATTTTGTGGTTCAGGCGGCCGGTAATCTTTACCGTATGCCCAAGGTTCATAAAAGTCTTGGTGCCCTCCATGTCCTTCTCAATCTTGAACTGCTCGATCATGGCGTCCTCAACCACCCGCCGAGCCTCGGTTGCCAAGCGTTCAGCCTCTTTGCAGGCCAGCCAAACGGCGATCATTTGGCACCGCCAATCTTGGCAATGATGTGGTAAAGGTCTGGCGTTTCCCAGGCAGAGAGCTTGCCGCTGCGGTCCTTCGCCAGCCACAGGCCATCCGAGTCGCACATCAGCGCTCGCTGGCTTATGCCCTCGGCGTCCTTTTCGACCCGGAGCGCCAAGACCTCGTCAAAGAAATACGGGAGGGCCTGGCCGGTCTTGTTACCCGGCATCGAGGGCGAATAGAGCACTCGGCCCATTTCGTCCTGCGTCTTTTCGAGCTTCGCCGACATGTAGACATGCCGGCCGGCCAGATCGCGGAAGGCGCGAATAATGTCCGCCATCTGCTCTTGCATGGCGCCGTAGGCTGCTCGCGGGTCTTTGTTTGACTTCTTTTCGGCGTTCAGGACAACCTCGGCGATCTCGCTGATGCTGTCCAACGCTACCGATTGATAGTCCTTGGCCTCGTGGCTGTCGCGCAGCCAGCTGTATGCCTCCATCAAAGTTGCCATTGAGGTCACTTCGATGTAGGGCAGGTTCGCGTCTTGGATCGACAGCAAGCCGCCTTCGGCGCTCAGAATAATGGGCGCTGGCAGGGTTGCCGCCAGGGTTGTCTTGCCTGCGCCTGCTTGGCCGTAGACCAAGATTTTGGCTCCGTTGGACGCCAAGCTGGCGGTGGTTTTTAAGTTGATGGCCATCTTCAGGCCTCCTCAACCTTGGCAATCGTCCACATCAGGCCGAGGGCGCGATGTTGCGCATCAGCCAACGAGCGATGAAGCTCAACGATGATGAACTCCTCTTTGAGGCGCGGTGAAAAAGCGCGGAAGGTAACTTTGAGCATCTTGCTCTCCTTGTTGCAGCACTCGTCGGGAGATCCGTTCAGTGCATAGAAGAATAGTACCATGCCTTTTTGAAGTTGTGGTACACTTTTTTTCGATCTTCACCAACTTTTTTTCAGGAGTACGCTTTATGATGACCATTGAGCAGATCATCGCTGGCCTGCAAGACCGCAAGGTTCGGGTCGTTGCAGCGGCCACCGGCCTGCACTACAGTACCGTTCTTGCCCTCCAGCGCGGGCGCAGCAAGCGGCCACGCATCACCGCGATTCAGCGGTTGTCGACCTATCTATCTAAGGCTCCCCCTCATGCGTGATCCATTCAAGATTGATGGACCTACTTGCATCAGCTTTAGCGGCGGACGTACCAGCGCCTACATGCTTTGGCGGGTGTTGCAGAGCAATGGGGGGGGACTACCAGATGAGGCGCTTGTGTGTTTTGCCAACACCGGCAAGGAGGAAGAAGCCACGCTACGCTTTGTGCAGGACTGCGCCGAGCACTGGGGCGTTCAGATTTCTTGGGTGGAGTACCGCAGCGATTCCCAGGGATACGCGCTCGTGGACTTTGCTACAGCCAGCCGGGACGGCGAGCCGTTTGAGGCCATCATTCGCAAGCGCAACTACTTGCCCAATCCTGTGACGCGGTTCTGTACGAGCGAACTGAAGATCAGAACCATGCACAAGTTCCAGCGGGTGCATTGGGCGCAGAAGGGCATGGCACAAAAAGACATGGAGTGGGATCAGTTCATTGGCATCAGGTCCGATGAGCAGCGCCGGGTCTCAAAGATTCGGGCTCGCGGGCACAGCGCCGAGAGCAAGAACGAAATCATGTGCTTGCCGCTTGCCGATGCTGGCGTGACGGTGCAAGATGTTGGGGCATTTTGGGAGGCGCAACCCTTTAACCTTGGCTTGCCAACCTACAACGGTCGGACGTTGGCGGGCAATTGCGATCTATGCTTCCTAAAGCCTGCTTCGCAGGTAGCGAGCCTGATTCACGAGAAGCCGGAGCGTGCCATTTGGTGGGCCAAGATGGAGGCGTTGGCGTTGGCGTCCAAGCCAAGCGGCGCCGTCTTTCGTTCAGATCGAGCAAGCTATGCTGCCATGCTGCACAACGACGGCGCACAGATTGATTTCGTCACCGATGAAGAAGCTATCGCCTGCTTCTGTGGAGATTGAGAATTTATGGCAGACCTGACTAGCATTTTCGGCGGCGTCTACGCCCTCCCCGAGCCGAGGCGCATTGAGCCACCAGACGAGCAACTACGGGAGGCGATGATTGAGGCGGGCCTGGAGCCGCCAGAGAACATTTACCTAGACGGCAAGCTGCACCGCTTTAACAGCGGGACCAAGGGCACGCCAGGCCACAGCAAGCCAGGTTGGTACATTGCCTTTGGTGACGGCGTACCGGCGGGCAGGTTTGGTTGCTGGCGTGCAGGCATTGAGCAGGCCTGGCAAGCCGAGATGGGCAGGAAGCTCACCATCGCCGAGGAAATGGCGCACACCAGGCGCATGGCGGAGGCCAAGGCAGCGCGGGAGGCAGAGCAGGAGCGCAGCCAAGCGGTGGCCGCCAGTACGGTGGATGCCATTTGGACAGCAGGCGGCGCGGCGAGTGCCGATCATCCTTATCTAGCAAGAAAGGGCATCGCACCCAACGGCGCAAGGATTACCGGCGACGGGCGGCTGATGGTCCCGCTCTACGGTGCCGAAGGTGATCTGGCATCGGTGCAGTACATCGCAGCCGATGGCGATAAGCGCTACCACCCCGGCGGCGCCACGGGCGGGAAGTTCTGGATGTTGGGCGAGCCTGGGTCAACCATCTATATCGCCGAGGGCTTCGCTACTGCCGCCACGATTCACCAGGCCACCGGCAAGGCCTGCGCTGTGGCGTACAGCGCCAGCAATCTGGTCCCGGTCACCGGCGCACTGCGCGAGCGCTTCGGGGCGCAGCAGGACTTGGTGATCGTTGCCGACAACGATGCGTCTGGAGTCGGCCAGCGCTACGCCGAGCAGGCCAGCGCCAAGTACGGTGCTCGGTCAGTGATGCCGCCGCAGGCTGGGGACGCCAATGATTACGTTCAGGCCGGGAACGATCTAGCGGCG